GCTTCAAGGGCATGCTCCAGAACATTGAGAAATCCAATCCCGGCTACACATGGGACTGGAATGAACAGAGCCTTGCAGGCAAACTCTTCGGCGGTAAATTCCGCGAAGAGGAGTACGTTTACAACGGCAAGATTTACACCTCGACGAAGTGCATCGCTATTCTGCCAATCGATGGCATCGAGGCAATTGCGGTACCGGAAAAGAAGTGTATTGAGCAGGAGATGCGCAGCGAATACGGCACTGAAGATGACGACATTCCGTTCTGAGTATGGTGCTCTTAGGTAATGTTGTGGAGGAGCGGGATGATGGTATTACCGTCTTTGTCCCGTTCCCTCATGACAAGAAAAAGCCGGAAGGGTATCAATCCGTTGTCGGTGTGGAGCTTGTCGATAAGCGTCACATATCAGCAGACCAGCGTAAAAAAGCCTATGTGCTGATCTCCTACATCGCCGCATGGTGGGGCTACACACCGACCGAGGCGATGAAGGAAATGCTCAAGCTGATGTTTGTGGGCGAAGCAGAGACACTGCGGCGGACATTCTCGCTCTCGAACTGTGACATGACGACCGCGCGGCTTTTCATCACATACCTCATCGACTTCTGCCTCCTGCATGGTGTTGACGTAGGAGAGCCATTGTATCAGCTGACAGAGGACATCCCGCGCTATGTGTGGGCGTGTCTGATGAATAAGCGGTGTGCGGTGTGTGGCAGGAAAGCGGAGCTGCATCATTGTAACGGCAGTGTTGTCGGCATGGGGCGCAACCGCAAGGAGATTTGCCACATCGGTATGAGGGCGCTTCCCCTTTGCAGGGAGCACCACACGGAGATTCACAGCATCGGGCAGGAGGCTTTTCTGCGGCGGTATTTCCTTGAGCCCGTGCGGATTGATGAGCGGATCGCGGATGTGTATGGTCTGCGGAAAAAGAGCAGGAAGGATGTGTTGTCATGAAAGAGATTCGTCGCTATGTCTGTGAATTTTGCGGTGTAAATTTTGATAGCAAAGAGAAAGCACGCCTTTGCGAAACGTCGCATACGATTCCGAAGGAGATTAAGTCAGCACGATACGTTTCATCAAACAAGAATGGGGATCCTAAATGTAATTACGCAAACAATTATCCGGAAGCTATCACAATCCTGATGAGCAACGGAAAAGAGATTGATTATACAAGAGATAGGTAGGTGAGAGATTTGTTTGTGGTAAATGATTTGGAGCGGCTGCAGGAGTACGGGTTTCAAACTGCGGGATATACAAACTCCAAGGGCAGGGTGATCTATCGGAAAGAGATAGGCGAATCCCAAGATGATTGCGCTTCCGCATCTCTGGCGCTTATTGTGAATGCTGAGGGCAAAAGAGAGAATGAAATTGTGGTTTGCTGCGAAGCAGGATTAGCCACGGATGTAAAAATCGTCTACCCGGTTATGTGGGCGTTCGACGAACTCTCACAGATGCTGAATGATGATGTGATTGTGTGGAGCAAGCTCCCTAGACCATAGAGAAGTGAGGTGAATGGTGTGCTGACGCTGATTGACCGGTTCAGAATGTTTGCAAGGGCAGCATCAGCGGACGATCGAATCGGCTCCATCGAAATAGCGGTTTATACAATGCTGCTGAGCATTGATAATGACCTGCTGTTTCAGGAGTGGTTCGGGTGCTCTGATCGTCGCTTGCAAGATATGACCAACGTTGGAAGCGTAAATACCATCACAAAAGCAAAGAACAGATTGAAGCAGCTCGGGTGGATTGATTTCAAAACGGCCGGGAAAAAGACGACCTTGTATAAATTGACTACCCCTATTGCGACAGTATGTGAGACAGATACTG